CAACCTGAAGCCGCAGTACGCTCGCAACGCGAGCTACCTCGTGCACCGGCAGACGGCGAGCAAGATGCGCCGCCTGAAGGACGCGGACAACCGCTACCTGTGGTCGCAGGGCGGCGTGTTCGGCGGCGTGATCGAGCGGCAGCCCGACACGTTCAACGGCTACCCCGTCACGCAGTCGATGGCGGTAGACCAGTTCCCGACCGCGACGGCGACGAAGTTCCCGGTCGTGTTCGGTGACTTCAAGGCGGGCTACCTGGTGCTGGACAGGCTGGGCATGACGGTGCAGCGGCTGAACGAGCTGTACGCCGAGTCGGGCCTGGTCGGCTTCAAGGTGCACCGCCGCGTCGGCGGTGGCGTGATCCGCGGCGAGGCTCTGTCCCGCCTCAAGAGCGCGCACGTCTAAGACCCTGCGAAGGGTGGAGAACCGAGGGCCGGTCGGGGACGCTCCGGCCGGCCCTCACTGGTATCTGAGGAGGCGAGAGCATGGCGAGCATCACCACCGTCGTACAGCCGAGCGTAGAGCCGGTTGACCTCGCCTCGATCAAGGCGTTCCTGCGCGTCGACTCGACGGCGGAGGACGCGGAGATCGCGAGCATGGTCACCGACGCGCGGCAGTGGGTCGAGGAGCGCACCGGCCGGCGCTTGCTGACGCAGACCGTCAAGTGGGTGCTCGACCTGCACTGGAAGAACCCGGGGATCATCACTCCCGGCGACCCCGACCTGGCGCTGCCCGAGCGGTACCAGGACAAGATGATCCGCACCGGCCTGTGGCTGCGGCACCAGCCGCACGTCCAGTTCCCCGTCGCGCCTGTCCAGTCGATCAGCGCGTTCACGTACCGCCTCGGCGGTCAGGACGTCACCTACGACACGACGAACACCCGCGTCGAGCCGGAGGGCATGATCATCTTCGACCCCTACGCCATCCCGCCGCTGTCGGATGAGCAGTTCGGCGCGTTGACGATCACCTGCGTGTGCGGGTACGGCGCGACGGCGGACACCATCCCGAGCAGTTTCACCCGCGCGGTCAAGATGCTGTGCGGCCACTGGTACGAGAACCGCGGCCTCTACTACGAGTCGGGCATGTACCAGCGCATCGTCGACGGGGAGATGGAAGCGTCGCTCACCAAGCTCCTCTCCACGAAGCGGAAGCTCGGCCTCTGATGGACGCCGCTGGTTCGCTCCGCCACCGCGTCACGATCCTGTCCAGCACAGCCGCGCCAGACGGGCTAGGAGGCGCTGTGCGTACCCCGGTGGTGGTAGGCACCGTGTGGGCCGCGGTGACGCCGCAGAAGGGCGCTGGCAACAGCGAAGTGAACACGGCGGGAGGCCTCCGCGCCCGGACGCAGATACTCGTCACGATCCGCTACCCCAGCTTCACGGTCGACCACACCATGCGAGTCCAGTGGAACGGCCAGACGTGGGTGATCCAGCGGATCATCCAGCGCGACATGGTGACTCGCTGGCTCGACCTGACCTGCTTGGAGGGCGAGTGAGCAGCGGCACCCTTAAGGTCAGCATCGAGGTGCGCGGCGTCGACGAGGCGATGCAAGCCTTCGAGCGGTACGGCGACCACGCCTACAACGAGGTGAAACGCCACGGCCTGTCCGCCGCGCTGGGCATCACCGCGAAGGCGAAGGCGCTCGCGCCGGTCGGCGTCGACGGGTTCCTGAAGGCGAACATCCACCCCGACTTCCCCGAGACGGGCCGGTTGGAGTTCGTGTCGGAGGTCAGGGCCGACGCGGGGTATGCCGCCTATGTCGAGTTCGGCACCCGGCCGCACATGCCCCCGGTCGACGCGATCACCCCGTGGGCGTTGATGCACGGCATCGACCCGTGGCGGCTGGCCTACCACATCAAGCATCACGGCACGAAGGCGCACCCGTTCATGCGGCCCGCGTTCATCAGCGAGGTGCCCGACTACCTGACCGGCCTGGCGGCTGGGCTGAACGTGGCGGCGCTGCCGTGAGCATCACCGCCGCCGCGAGCCTCGCCTGCCAACGCGCCGCCTACACCGCGCTGCACGGCTTCCTGACCGACCCGAACGGGGGAGCGGTAGTCCCCGTCTACGACGAGGTGCCCGAGGACGCCGCCTTCCCCTACGTCGCGATCGGCCCTGCCGTCTCGACGCCTCAGAACCGGTTCGGCCGGCGCGGACGCCTCGTCATCCAGCAGCTCGACGTGTGGACGCGGTCGGGGCCGGACGCGGCGCAGGACGGGTGGGCGGAGGCGAAGGGCATCGCCGCGCAGATCGAGGAGCTGCTCGACTGGACGCAGCCCGCCACGTCGGACGGGTGGGTGTTCACCGACTGTCTCATGCACCGCGAGCAGGAGAAGCGGGAGCCGGACGGCATCACCCGCTGCGTCGTCTGCGAGTACCAGTTCCGTCTCGAGGTGGCGGTCGCGCCGTGAACGAGCTCGGCCACGCCTTCCTGCACTACACCGGCAGCAACAACGTGAGCGGGCCCTGGTACGGATTCTGGTCGGGGTTCGCCGGGGCGATCCCGAGCTTCGGCATCTTCGCTCTCGTCTGGCACCGCCTCAACTGTCACCAGGCGGGGTGCTGGCGGATCGGCCGACACCCGACCAGCGACGGGCTACACGTGTGCCGTCGGTGTCTCGCGCGCCGCGTAGACCGCGAGCCGGACGAGGTTCACCGGGACGCTGATCACGAGCCAGGCGAACGCGGCGAACAGCCACAGTGCGTACACGACGATCAAGACCGGCCAGAACGGCGGGAACAGGATCGTCCAGGCGGGGAAGTGTCCGGTGTGCAGGATGCGGCGGGGATACCAGTAGGTGAATCTTTCAGTGTCCATACCAGCGAGGGTACTCCTCGCGGCGGAGGGAGCGCAAATGGATCTTCGTAGCCTGCACGCGCAGCTGCTCGCCATCCAGGCGCAGGTCGCCGCGCTCCTGGTGCAGGTCGAGAGCGCGGTGGAGAGTACACCGCCAGACGCGGGTTGTACTCACCCGGCCAACAAGCGGCAAGACTTGAGGGTGATGGGTGACCCCACCGACCGGTGGCGGTGCCAGGACTGTGGACACATAGAAGGAGGCTGAGAGATGACTGCCTTTGCAGGACACATCGCGACAGTCAGCGCCGGTACCAATGGCACCGTTTGGACGGCGGTCGGCGAGATGAACGTCGCGGAGGTCGCTATCGGCGGCACCGCGCTGGACGTGACGAAGTTCGGAGACGCGGACGTGGAGCGCATCCTCGGGCTGCGCGATACGCCGTGGACGCTCGGCGGGTTCTACGACCCGACCGACGCGGGCCAGGCGATCATCAGCAACGCGCTGCTCACCAACGGGCCGCTCTACTTCCAGGTCGAGTTCAACCCGGGCGGCACGTCGGGGCAGAAGGGCTTCTCGCAGCAGGTCGTCTGCACGAAGTTCGACGTGAAGGGCGACCCGGCCAACGCGCAGACGCTCTCGATCTCGGCCGACTCGACCGGCGCGATCACCCAGGTCTAACCGGTGCCCGCGCACTCTGGAGCACACGCCCAGGTCTACGCCAGCGGCACGCCCGTCGTTCACAACGGGCAGAACCTGGCGGACATCGACAGCGGCGCGTACCTCAAATACCAGATCACCACGGCGGCGCATCAGGTGCTCGACCCGAAGGCGGCGATCACCGTCTACAAGAACGGCGTCATACAGTCGCCAGCCCTGTACACGCTGAACCGTCTCTACGGCACCGTCACGTTCGCCTCGGCGCTGCTCAACACCGACGTCGTGTCGGCGGACATCACCTACCTGCCGATGACGGCAGTCGCCGGCGCGAACAGCGCGGAGGGCAGCTTCTCCCGCGCCGCGCTGGACATGACGACGTTCGCTTCGCAGGGCAACACGGAGCGCGTCGGCGGGCTGGGCGATGCGAGCGGGACGGTGGGCCGGTTCTACCAGGCCGACCAGTTGTTCGTGAACGCCGTCGACGCGGGCAGCGTGCTCGTCGTCGCCTACTGGAGCAACACGGCGAACGCGGCTCCTGACTGGCGGGTGTGGGCGTTGTTCAACAAGGCGGACATCAAGGCCGACCCGGCGTCGCTGATCGGTGAGACGGCGGGGTGGGTCGGCACTACCGACGCGGACGGAAGGCAGGTGAGTTTCGGAGCATGAGCCTACGAGACACGATCCTCAGCGTGCAGGACACGCAGCAGCAGACGGTGGAGGTGCCCGAGTGGGGCGTCACCGTCGAGGTGCGTGGTATGACGGGTACGCAGCGCAGCGAGTTCATCGCGGCGTGCGTCGACCCGAAGTCGGGGATGCCCCGCTTCGAGCGGGTGTACAGCCAGATCATCATCGCCTGCACGTATGACCCGGAGACGGGCAGCCAGGTGTTCGAGGCGACCGACCGTGACGTCATCGACAGCAAGAGCGCGGCGGCGACGGAGCGGATCGCGAAGGTCGCGCTCGACCTCAGCGGCCTCGGCGAGGACTCCCCGGAGCAGGCAAAAAACGCCTAGAGGGCGGGGAGCGCCTGCTCTACCACCGCATCGCGCGTGACCTCGGCGGGATGACGGTCGAGGAGCTGCTCGCCCGGATCACCTCGTGGGAGATCACCGAACACGCCGCCTACCTGGAGTTGGAGCAGGCGGAGATGGACAAGGCGAAAGGCAGCGGCCCCGGGAAGGCCGACCCGGTCGCTGACCGGCAGTTGATCGGAGACGCGATCACCCGGGCCAGGAAAGAGCAGGGGTTGGAGTGACAGCAGCCGAGTTGGTAGTCAAGATCACCGCTGACATCCGCGGCCTCGAAGAGGGGCTGATCCGGGCTGCCGCGGAGATCAAGGCGTTCAAGAAGGACGCGGAGGGCGGCACCCATGCGCTGGCCGACCTGACGAAGCAGGCCGACCAGACGGCGCAGTCGGTCGACAAGACCGGCAACAGCGCGGAGCGGGCCAGCCGGAAGGGCAGCATCCTCAGCCGGACGTGGAAGATGCTGACCAGCAACTGGATGTACTCGATCCCCGCCGCGCTCGCCGCCGCCGTGAGCCTCGGCGGTCTGCTCGTCCAGGTCGGCGCGCTCAGCGCCGCCGTCCCGATCCTGACTGCCGTGCTCGGCCTGTTCCTGATGCCGCTCACGAGTCTGGCGGCTATCGTCGTCGGCTTCGTCGCGCCCCTCTCCGTCGTGGTCGGGCTGCTCGGCCTGCTCGGCGCGGCGTTCTTCCTGAGCGGCAAGGCGGCGCTCGCGGCGAACAGCCCGTTCACCTACCTGACGAGTCAGGTGTCGATCCTGAAAGGCGAGTTCGCTCACCTCCTGCGGACGCTCGCCGCTGACTTCATGCCGGTGTTCCTGACCGTCGTCCGCGCCGCGCAGCAGGCGTTGATGTACTTCATGCAGCTGTCGCACATGAACCTCGCCCAGGCGTTCAAGAGCCTCGACACGGTAGGCATCCAGAAGCTGAACCACGCCGTCTATGGCATCGCTCACTACCTCGCCCGCCCGTTCCGCATGGCGGTGTCACTCGCGTTCGGCAACAACAACATGGAGCACCAGATGGCGGGGTGGGCGAACAGCCTGCAGCACTACCTGTTCGGCGGTATGGCGGCGGGCGTGGGGCGGCACGGTCATATCCCCGGCGGCGCAATGCTCGGGCCGCGTGCGGCCCCACAGGGCGCTCTCGCGCCGATCGTGAAGTGGTTCAACAAGCAGGACTTCACCGCGACTGGTAGGCGGTGGGGGAACGAGCTTGCCAAGGGCATCGTCTGGAGCCTCGGCGCGGCGCTGGCGAACGCGCTGAAGTCGTCGACTGCTATCGGCGGGATCGCCGGGGGCGGCATCGGCGCGGTCATCGGCGGGGCCATCGGCGGGCCTATCGGCATCGCTATCGGCGCGGCGGTCGGCGCGGGCCTCGGCGTCATCATCGGCCACTACCTGCCCAAGCTCGAACAGGCGATCAAGAAGGCCATCGGCCCGCAGACGTGGAACCAGATGGTGAACGTGCTGCACGTCATATGGGGCGTCGTCAAGCTGGTGTTCGACAAGCTCGGCGGGTGGCACACCGTCCTGGTCATCGCCCTCGTCCCCGTCCAGGCGATAGCGCTGGTGTTCCGTCTGATCGCGACGGTCGTGATGCTCGTCGTCGGCTACGTCCGGAACCTCTGGTCGGGCCTGAAAACGTTGTGGGGGTAC